GCGTCCAATGGATGCACCTGCGGGAACTTATGCTGGTGGGGTGTCTGGCTCTTACCCTGTGGGTGAGGGTCGAGTGATAGGTAACGTGAATATGATGCGGATGCCCGGTCAGGATGCTCGTGTTACGGATTACGGGGTGGGTTATGGTGGGAAGGTAGGACCCGGAGAACTTTCTGCCATGATTATGCGGCAAAAGGATGGGCCTTATTCTGGTCAGATACAGTACCGTTTGCCTATTGGCCGAGCCGAGGGCAGTCCTGAAGAGGGCGAAGTAGCACCCCGTTTGACCATGCAGCAGATAGAAGCCTTGGCTGCGCGTGAAGCAGCGGAGCGTGAAGCGGCAAGCAACGCAGCGTTTATTGCACAGAAGTCGGGTATTGGTCGCAAGGCCGGCCCTGTTTCGCAGGCGTTGCAGTCTGGTCAGGGGCAGATAGAGTTTCTCAAAGGCATGACCAACGTACCGCAAAATATTTTGGGTGCGCCAATGGATATTTCCAACATGATTGCCAACGTGTATGGCGGTGGTGTTGAGAAACCTTTTATGGGCAGTGAATACATTAAGGAAGGACTGCGTAAGAAAGGCCTAGGGTTTACCCCATCCACTGATCCTACCTTGGCTGCCTTTTATGGTGCGGGTGATCTAGGCAGTAACCTTGTCAACCCTGCAGGTGTCACGCGCGCGGGCGTGCAGGCGGCGGGGAAAACGGGCGAAGCGGCAAAGATGTTAAGCAACATGGCAGGTCAGGAACTTAATGCTGCTTTGATGAGTGAGCGTCCCGGCACATTGCTGGATATGTTTACAGCCCCGGCTCAGCCTAAGTTTATCCGCCGCCCTGCTGGTGGTGTATTTCCAACGGCAAAGAATGTAGAAGAAGAGCCAATATCTTCGTTGGATACGGCAATAAAAGGTTATATAGGAACGTTAGACCTTATTAGAGCACCAGCCGAAAACAAAGAGGCGGCAAAGCAGTTTATTGATACAAAACTTCGCGACTACTTTAAGACTAAGGCAGGCAGCGTATCTGATCCGCTACGCGAAGCCTTGATTAGTGGCCGTATTAAGATTCCAAAAGATACGCCATTAGAAGAGCAGTTCCCACAGGCCCTGATTAATGCTTCAAGGGCAGGCGATGTCACGGCGATGAAGGAAATAGAAAAACGTTTTGACCGGATGATGAATGTAAGTAATTTCCGTGTTAAGCAAGCAGTGGGTGGGATAGACGACAGGGAGGCAGCAGAGTCGTTTAAGCAGACAATTTTGCAACAGATGAAAGCTAACCCCAGCATCATCCCTGATGAGTTTTTGTTAAGGCTGTCTAAAAAAGATGCCGACGTATTGCCTCCGCAAAAAGCGGAAGAAACAATAAAAGAAATAAGGCAAAAGCTTGCCGACAATCCAACATTGTTTAACACAATATACGAGCCAAAAATTTCTCGTTTGATAGATGATCAACTAATTGAAAATATAAGCCCAAGTAGCATTACTCAATATGCTGATCTGTATCCCGCTTTAGCAAATGCACCAAAGCGGCAAGAAGGGATTATGGCGTTACAGGCAGATGTGCCCATTACGGATTTAACGTACATGGGCATTCCCGATGCATTTGGCATGCAGAGGTATGAGTTTGCACAAGAAATAATGAAAATGGATCCTAAAGATCTTGCACAGATGAGCGTGCCTGAGTTTTATGCTAAGGCTATCCCATCCTTTGCAAAAGCGGAAGCATTTAAACAAACAGTTAACAGTGTTGATAAATTGGCTAAAGCAGGAAAACCCGTTCCTGCGAATCTTGGTCAATTTGGCACTAAAGAATTTTTGCCAACCGACTCAAGCGGCATGACATGGCGCGAGATTACTGATCCACAAGCCACTTTAATTCAATCAAAGTTTTTGAATAATTCAATAGGGGGCTATGCGGAAGCTGGCACATATGGCGCGTTGGACAAGGGTATGACTGCGCTTAAAAACGGTGAAGTTCGTTTGTTTAGTCTGTACGATAAAAATGGACACGCTGTTAACAATGTTGAATTTGTAACGCCTAAGGTTGCAAATGATTCAAAATACAGCAACAAGGCAAACAGGATTACGCAGATGAATGGCAACGGTGTTAAAACAGGCAACGTAGTTCCAGAAAATTATGCAGACCAAATGATGGATTTAGTCAACGCGCTAAACCCTAAGGACATACCGGTAACTATTAAGCAACTATTTCAGGATAGAGGATTAACCCCTAATCCTCTTCCCACACAACGCGCTACTGGCGGTATGATGGAACGCCAGCCCACTGATAACCGCAGATATCTGTAAGGACACAACATGCCAATTGAAAAGAACAACGACCTGCCTGCTGGCAACATAGATGTTGAAGTTGAGAGCATGATCGTAGAAGACCTGCCAGATATAGAAATCGTACTTGATCCAGAAACCGGAAGCGTTGATGTAACGTTGGGTGCGGAAGACGATGAAGTCCCCTTTGGCGCAAACTTAGCCGAGGTCCTTGATTCGAGTGTCTTGCAGCAGATCAGTTCTGAGTTGATGCCTTTGTTTGAAGCGGATCAGGGCTCGCGTAAGGATTGGGAAGAGCAGTATGGCAAGGGCTTAAAGCTGCTTGGCTTTACCTTTGATGAGCGCACACGTCCTTTCAAAGGTGCTGCAGCTACAACGCATCCTTTGTTGACAGAGGCGATTGTGCAATTCCAAGCACAGGCATTGAAAGAATTGATGCCCGCGGACGGGCCCGTGCGCACGCGCGTACTGGGGAAAGAGACGCGTGAGAAGTTGATGCAGGCGGATCGCGTGCGTGACTTTATGAATTATCAGATTACTTCGGTGATGGAAGAGTACACACCGGACTTTGATCAGTTGTTGTTCTATGTTGGTTATGGCGGCTCGGCGTTTAAGAAGGTGTACTACGACGAGGATCGTGACCGGATGGTGAGCAAGTTAATCTTGCCTGACAACTTGTATATCCCGTACAACGGATCGAGTGTGATGAGTGAGTGCCCGCGGATCACGCACGTGGTGCCGATGTCGGTGAATGATTACCGCAAGGCGGTGCTGCGTGGTCAGTACTTAGATACTGCCGAGGAGCGTAGCACGGCGGATGAGGGCAATAACATCATCCAGAAAGAGACAGACCGCATTACAAAGATCACGCCCAATACGGACGATGAGGAAATGGAATTGTTGGAGTTCCAGATTGATTATGATCTGGAAGGCTTTGAGCACACGGATGAGGATGGCGAGCCAACGGGCTTGCGTCTGCCTTACATCATTACGATTGACAGAACCTCGGGTTCTACGATTGGTGTGCGTCGCAACTGGAATGAGAGTGATGAGTTGTTCCGCCGCAAGCAGTACTACGTGCACTACATGTTGGTGCAGGGTTTGGGCTCGTACGGTTTGGGCTTCTTGCATTTAGTGGGAGGTTTGAGTCAAGCGGCTACTGCTGCACTGCGTCAGTTGTTAGATGCGGGAACGCTTGTAAATCTGCCGGCAGGCTTTAAGGCCAAGGGCGCGCGGATCATGAACGATGATGTGCCGCTGCAGCCGGGTGAGTTTAGAGACATTGATGCAGGCGGTGTGGAACTTAGCCAGACGTTGATGCCACTGCCGTACAAGGAGCCAAGCCAGACTTTGTTTGCGTTGCTTGGTTTTTGTGCAGATGCTGGCCGCAGGTTAGCCAGTGTCACGGACATGCAGGTGGGTGACAGCAATCAGAACGCAGCGGTGGGTACAACGATTGCGTTGTTGGAAAAAGGCGGACAGGTGATGTCTGCAATCCACAAGCGTTTGCATTACTCGCAGCGGATTGAGTTTAATTTGTTGGCTAAGGGTTTTGGTGAGTATCTGCCTGATGAGTATCCGTATGACGTGCCGGGTGAGACAAGGTCAGTCAAGCGTAAAGATTTTGATGACCGCATTGATGTGTTGCCGGTGTCTGACCCCAACATTTTCTCTGTAGCGCAGCGCATTACGATGGCGCAGACACAACTGCAATTAGCGCAGAGTAATCCGCAGATGCATAACATGTATGAGGCATACAGGCGCATGTATCAGGCGATTGGTGTGCGGGACATTGATGCTATTTTGAATACACAGAATGTGGACAAGCCAAAGGATCCGGCCAGTGAGAACTCACAGGCACTTGATGGCTCACCACTGAAGGCTTTTGCAGGCCAGCAGCATGATGCGCACATCATGAACCATATCTTATTTGGTATGTCACCTTTGATAGGCGGTATGCCGCAGGTGGCGGTGACGATGCAGAAACACATCTTTGATCACATCCGTTTAAAGGCCGAAGAGGCAACGGAAGCGGAGTTGTTCTCGCAATACGGCACTGATCCTGACAGCATGGTGTCTGCATTGCAGCGTGAAGCGATGATTGCGATCAAAACTGCAGAGTATTACCAAGAGGCTAAGAAAATGCAGACTGATTTGCAGGGTCCGCCACCAGAAGATCCATTGGTCAAGGTCAAAGAGCAGGAGATTCAGGCCAGAGCGGCTAATGATCAGGCTGAAGACAGTAATGCAAAGGCCAGAATCCAGTTGGATGCTCAAAAAATGCAGAGTGATGTGGCGTTGCAGCAGGCAAAACTTGCAATTGATGCGCAAAAACAACAGCAAACGTCAAGGAAACAGTAATGCAAACTAAAAAACCCAAAGAATCTGTGCCAAAAGCGCTGCCAAAGGCACAAAAAGTGCCTGTAACAAGTGATAAACCTAAAAAAACGTATGTTTATCGCAAAGATGCGTTTAAAAAGGTATTGATTACGTAACTAAAAGGTGCATAATGCACTCAAACCCACGGACAGGGGTCTCTACTGTCTGCTTCATTGGAATAATCCATGCTTGAATTTGCTGAAAGAACGTTAATTGCTGTTAAAAACCTTCGTCGCCAGACAGAAGACTTAATTATCAGTGGTAGCGTGAAAGATATGGAGCAGTACAGGTTCCTGATGGGACGCCTTGAGGGTTTTAAATTTGTTGAGATGGAAGTGCAGAATCTTCTTAACAAGGACCAGAACCAATAAAGGAGTTTATTAATGGAAATGACTGCGCTGGAAAGAAAATGGGCGGAAGAAGCTTCTGCTCATGTACCTTCACTGGAAGATGCTTACGACAAAGAGGGTAGCCTCATTGTTGACAAGATTGAACAGAAGGTGATGGACCGAATTCCTACTCCTACGGGGTGGCGAATCGTCATCTTGCCCTACAGAGGGGCAGAAAAAACCAAAGGTGGCATTGTATTGTCAGACCAGACCCGCCAGCGCGAGCAAGCGGCTACGGTTTGTGGCTATGTGCTGTCTGTTGGTCCTCTTGCCTATGCCGATGAGAATAAATTCCCAACCGGTCCGTGGTGCAAGAAGGGTGATTGGATTGTCTTTGGTCGATATGCGGGCGCACGCTTGCCAATTGACGAAGGAGAGATCCGAATCATCAATGATGACGAAGTTCTGGCACTTATCCAGAATCCTGAAGATATTGTTCACCTATAAGGCGTTATATGGCAAATGACATGAGTACAGAGCAATTGGAATTTAATTTGGGCGAAGATGAAGAGCCCGCAACGGTATCGTTTGGCAAGGATGCTGACGGTAACCAAGAGCCGGGGCAGCTAGAAGTTGAGTCGGCACAACCAACGCAGAAAGAGGCACAAAGTCACTCTGATGAGTTGGGTTCTGTCAACGAGGCGGTGCAAAAGCGTATTGCTAAGCTGACCGCTAAGATGCGTGAGGCGGAGCGCCGTGAGCAGGCAGCTTTTGAGTACGCTAAGGGCATGCAATCACAAGCGCAGGAGCTACAACAAAAGCTGGTGCACACGGATTACAGCCGTTTGAATGAGGCAAAATCTCGTTTAGATACACAGCAGTTGCAGTTGCGTCAGATTATTAAAAAGGCCCGAGAAGAGGGAGATATTGATACAGAGACGGAGGCCAGCCAACGTTTGTCAGAGATGACAATGGAGCAGAGGCAAGTTTCGGGTTGGTTGCAGCAGCAAGAACATGCAGTTCGCAATCCGGCTCCTGTGCAGCAGTATCAGCAAGCTCCACAACAACGGCAAGCGGCCCCTGACCCAAGAGCAGAAGATTGGGCAGCTAAAAACACGTGGTTTGGTCAAGACAGGATGTTGACTTATGCTGCGTGGGGCATCCATCAAGAACTTATTGAGAAGGAGGGTATTGACCCTACTTCAGATGAGTACTATACTGAATTAGACCAACGACTTCGGGATGAATTTCCGAGGAAGTTTGCGGGTGAGCAATCACCTAGTACCCAGACCAGACAACAGCGTTCCGCGCCTGCTGTTGCCCCTGCTACCCGGAGTTCCGGAATTAATAGTGCGCGCCGAACTGTCCGGTTATCACCGAGTCAGGTTGCTATGGCAAAGAAATTGGGTGTACCTCTTGAAGAGTATGCCAAGTATGTAAAGGAATAAATCATGAGCGAAAAAATTACCATCGATAGAGCCAGCCGTTCCTCCGAAAGTCGGGACAAAGAGACTCGTCGCAAGCCATGGCGTCCTCCTTCACGCTTGGATGCACCACCTGCCCCCGAAGGGTTTAAGTACCGTTGGATTCGCGCTGAAGTCAACGGAAGCCTTGACAACCAAAACGTGTACAGTAAGTTGCGTGAAGGGTACGAACTTGTTCGTCCTGAAAGTATTCCTGAGGAATACCGTGCAACATTGCCCACGATGGACGACGGCAAACATGCTGGCGTTATTTCTGTTGGCGGACTCTTACTTGCTAAGATCCCTGACGAGACGGTTGAAGAGCGCAATGCTTATTTTCGCCAGAGGGCACAGGAACAGTTGCATGCTGTGGACAATGAGATGATGCGTGAGAACGCACACTCTTCAATGCGGATCCAATCTCCCGAGCGGAGTTCGCGCACAACATTCCGTCAGTCTAGCGGCTGATATTTTTAAATTTGTAGGAGATTTATATGGCTAATATTGATAAGGCTTTCGGGCTACGTCCTATTGGTAATCTTTCCGCTACTGGTGCTCAAAAACAGTACGGATATCAGATTGCTGATAATCAAGCGGGTACAATTTTTCAAGGCGACTTGGTTGTTCTTACAGGTGGATTTATTTCAAGGTTTCTTCCGGCTTCACACACTGCTGCGGTAGGCGTGTTTAACGGTTGCAGCTACATTGATCCCACTACAGGTAAGCCCACGTTTAAGAACTTCTATCCCGGTTCTATTAACGTCGCAGCAGGTCAAGTTATTAATGCTGATGTTCTTGATGATCCCAATCAGTTGTTCTTAATTCAGTGTGATGCAGGTTTTGTGGCGGCTGACGTTGGCAAAAATGCCGATGTTGTTGGCACAGGCGGCAGCACTACTACTGGTATTTCTACCATGGAGTTGAGTTCAAGCACGTTGGCAACAACAGCAGCATTGAACTTGAAGGTTGTTGGCTTGTACAACGACGTCAACAATGAGTTCGGCACAAATGCCGTGGTGGTAGTTAAGATCAACGAACACGTGTACGGTAGTGCAGGTGTTGCTGGTCAATAAGGAGATAAATCATGGCAATTACCCGTTCCCAACTTGTTAAAGAACTAGAGCCCGGCCTTAATGCTTTATTCGGTATCGAATACAAGCGTTATGAAAATGAGCATGAGCAGATTTTCTCTATTGAGACATCTGACCGCGCTTTTGAAGAAGAGGTCATGTTGACTGGCTTTGGCTCTGCTCCGGTGAAAACCGAGGGTGCAGGCATGGCATACGACACCGCTTTGGAGTCGTTCACTGCTCGCTACACCCACGAAACCATCGCTATGGCGTTTGCGTTGACTGAAGAAGCTGTTGAGGACAACCTCTACGACCGTCTTTCTGTTCGCTACACCAAGGCGCTGGCTCGTTCCATGTCCAACACTAAGCAAGTAAAAGCTGCTTCTGTGCTGAACAATGGATTTACTGCTGGTCAGTTTGCTGGTGGCGACGGCGTGGCTTTGATGGCCATTGACCATCCTACTGCACTCGGTCCTAACTTTGCTAACCGTCCAGTTGTTGCTGCTGACTTGAACGAAACTTCTCTCGAACAAGGCATCATCGACATCGCCTCGTTTACGGATGAGCGCGGCTTGAAGGTTGCATTGACTGCTCGTAAATTGGTTGTCCCTAAAGAGTTGCAGTTCACTGCAGAGCGCTTGATGAAGACTGTCCAACGTACAGCAACGGCTGACAATGATATCAACGCGATCAAGTCCATGGGCTTGATTCCTGAAGGATACACTGTCAACCATTACTTGACAGACACAGATGCCTTCTTTTTGTTGACTGACGCACCTAACGGCTTGAAGATGTTCAACCGTTCACCTATCAAAACCGCTTTTGAAGGCGATTTTGAGACAGGTAACGTCCGTTACAAGGCCCGTGAGCGCTATAGCTTTGGCTTCAGCGATCCACGTGGTATCTATGGTTCTCCCGGCGCTGCATAAGCGTTTGGAAAACATGCAAAAAGGGGCTTCGGCCCCTTTTTCTTGTCATAAATTTAAACTACGATTAGATTGCAGCCGCTGTGGTTGCATAAACATAGGGGCACATCATGAAATTTGAAATGGAATTTGGTTACTTTGGTAACAACAAGTTGTCTATTGAGACACACGACTTTGAAATGATTGAAATTTTCCAAAAGTTTGTGGAATTTCAAGAAAATTACGGTTGGGCAGTTGAATATGATGTCGTGCTTAGCGATGAAGAGTTTGAGGACGAAAACGACACTGAAGAAGAATTAGATGGTGCTGCGACTGAAGCTGCTGCAGAAGCTGCTAATAAAGAGTAAATGTATATACAGTGTGTATACAGTTAGGGGGCTTCGGCCCCTTTTTTCTTTTTGGCTTTCTTAGCAATACGCTCGTCGTGATGGTGTATACGGTGGCAGTTGGCGCAGAGCACAACGCACTTTTTGACTTCTTCCATAGCCCGTTTAAATGCACGATTTTTTACTAACTTATTGACCGCAGCTTCTTTGGTGTTACTGTCCACGTGGTGAAAGTCAAATGTGGCAGGGTGGTTTTGTCCGCACTTTACGCAGGCTAATGTAGCTTTAAAGCTACGCCACTGATCTTTATACGCCTTGGCTGAGGTTTTACTTGCCGCAATTACAGCGGCCTTGTTGTTAGCGTAGTACGTATTTGCGTACGTTTTTTGTTTTTCTGCCCTAACTTTTGGGTTTTTATATGGCATGTTTGATTTGGTACTTCCAATACAACGCCGTTTTAAAACCCCAAGGTTGAGATGGCTCAAACATTTTAAAACCCGTAGCTATCAAACTGTTAGCAGAAGCGGGGTTTTGATGGGTATCCGTAATAACCCAATTCATGCCTAAAGCTTTGGCCTTACGAATACGCGCTTTAATAAGCCTTTTCTGAAGCCCGCGTCCACGATGAGCGAGTACAACACCTGACCGACAAAGATACATGGTATCAGACCAACGAGCAGAGGGAACAACACCAGCGAAACCAACAGCCTCATTACTTGATGTGTAAACAACATACCAATACCCCTTGTCTGTAATTTTGTATACCGAGTCTGCGGGAAGGCACGCTTTCTGCAACCAAACAAGCAGTTTTACCACCTCTGGTCGGCAGGTATTAACAGGAACAATGCGGTATTTCATGCCTCTATAATGCTGATCAATTGTGACAAGAAAAATAAATGTTGCACACTCGAAAATACCGTGATATAAACACAGTAATCCGGGCCTATCCGGTGCATTAGACAGTCCCGGCTGACGACATACAGACTAATGCACTTAACTTGTATGTAAGGAACCATCATGGCAACCACCACGTTTTCCGGCCCAGTCGTATCACAAAACGGCTTTTCTACGGGCACTGTATCTTCTCCCCTTGCTGTAACTACAGCGCAAAACATTAATTCTGCGTTTGCTACAACCTCCGCTACTACTGGCGATACACGTCTAATTAACAACAGATTGACCTTTACCTCAACGGGTTCAGGCGAAACTGCTCGTTTCTTTTCAATTGTGACTGGCGCAGGCGCAGCCACTGCTGGAACAATTAATGGCGCACACATCTCTACCTCCATTAACACAACCGGCACAATCTCCGGCGCTGCCAATGTAATCCGCGCAACCTTGGGAGGCTCTGCTGCGTCTCCCGGCGGTACTTTGGCTGTTCTGCAGTTGGACACAGACTATTCTGTTAACGCTTCTTTGCCCGGTACAGCTTCGTTTATTCGTGTAACTGACAGCGGTGCAAACACAGGTGAAATTCCTTTGTTGATGAACATTGATACATCTCCTGCCGCCACAATTGCGCCTACAGCAACCAGCGTTACTACTGTAGCCAAAGCAATCAAAGTGATGATTGGCGGCACTGTGTACTTCGTTCCTGCTTACGCTACGTTTGCATAATGCAAATCACCAAGGAATTCTTGGAGACTGAGATTCGTGACCTTGAGACTGAAGCACAGAAAGCGCAAACCTTTTTGACTCAGGCTCAAGCCACGATCCAAGCGTACAAGATGCTCATAAACAGGCTAGACGCACCAGAACCGGAGCAACAACATGACAACTGATGTCAAACAAGCGCATATAAACACAAGCGGTTTTTTAGTGCTGGGACGCAACCGCGTCAGAGCTTTGTCTTATGTAGGAACGGCTACAGCGGGAACATTGGCAGTTTTTGATACTGCTACTGCCCCTGTGACTTCGGCCGTCACGTACGGGCGCACGGGAACAACTGTAACGGTGACCAAAACAGCCCACGGTCTAGTTACTGGAGATGTTGTTGGAATTCACTTTGAATCGTCTCCCTCGGCTACGGATGGCAACTATGTCATTACCCGAGTTGATGCGAACAACTTTACGCTTACTGATATCAACACTGGGTCTATCACAGGCAGTCCTGCAGCGGTGTATGTTAGCGGCGGCGGTTCGTGGCTCTTTACATACGAATCTTCGGCAACAGACATCTTTAACAATGCGCCTGAAATTCCAGAAGACGGTGTGTTGGCAATTAGGGGTGTCTATGCGTACATGGACAACATAGCGGTTGTTAATATTTATTATGGCTAAAAAAGGACCTTCTCTCTCTGTTGGTCGGGGCGAGAAGCTCCCGATCTCTAAGGGTGCGGGCCTGACTGCCAAAGGTAGAGCCAAATACAATGCAGCCACAGGCAGTAATTTAAAGGCTCCTCAACCTAAAGGCGGTCCACGGAAAGATTCTTTTTGTGCTCGTATGTCCGGGATGCCCGGGCCGATGAAGGATGAGAAGGGTAAACCTACACGCAAGGCGGCAGCTTTGGCAAGATGGAAGTGCTAAATGGAAGTCAATACAATCTGGTTAGCAATCCTTTCTGCTGCCTTTGGCGGATTGTGGTTTTTTATTCGCGAGAAATTTGACGAGCTCAAACGAATTGACATTCTGTTAAATAAGACTCGCGAAGAGATTGCTCGTGACTACACGACTAATGCAGAGGTGCAGAGAATTACTGATCACATTGATCAAAGATTTAATCGGCTTGAAGAGAAGATTGATCAGCTTATTCGGGTAGGTAGGTAATGTATTTAACAAGCAATATACCGTATTTCAAATGCTGGGTTCGTAAAGAATTTACGAATGGGCACCAGAAATATCAGGGCGAATACTTGCATGCATTGGCTGTAGCAGTCACAACCATCCCTGATAGGAGCTTGAGTTTTCAAGTTATTTTTACGGGCTGTGAGGCAGATGATGGCAGTCAAGAAAATGTGCATGGTGGTGCGATGTGGGCACGGATGCCCCTTGCTGCTTTGGTAGGGGACATTCCTTTGGAGGTATGGCCTGAGCGTATGCTCAATCATTTATCACAGCCTTGGGACTGCAATTCATACAACCACTCTATCATTAGTTTGGAGCGGGCAAAGCCTTCTCCTTGGTTGTGCAAAATTAACAATGAATTTTTTACCGGTAGGTACTTGTTCACGGTAGACTATGCGGAAAGCGACGTATCTGAGGATCCATCGCAGCACAAGCAGAGTCATGTATTGATACTGACTGATGCGGGCAAGTGGACTGGAAATATTGTGGCGCTGCCTAACAACAGGGTCCGCGTAACAAGTCCAGCGTATTGGGTTACAGGACAGGGAGCGCCGGATTTCAGGCCAAACCAGTGGATTCACTGTGCGGAGCAAGACGACTCGTACATGGATGCGGAAGAAACTTTTAACAACCTTTATCAGGAGAAAAAAGATGATGAAATCTAAGATGATGGCCAGTGGTGGCATGATGAAATCTAAAATGGGTGCCAGCGGCGGCATGAAGAAAAAAGGCTATGCTTCTGGAGGCATGGCTGATATGGCCAGCCCACAGGAAAAAACCATGAGTCAGCCCACTAAAAAGTCTGTAACAGGTGAAACTGTTTCAGTGCGCGGCGTAGGTGCAGCCCGTGCTCAAAAAGCAACTATCTATTAAAAAATGACTACCTCGGGCGTCTCCTCCTACAACCCGGACTTCGATGAGATCATCACCGAAGCGTATGAACGCTGCGGCTTGCAGGTTCGGGATGGGTATGACGTTTTATCTGCACGTCGTTCTTTAAATTTGATGTTTGCTGAATGGGCCAATCGCGGATTAAATCTGTATACGATTGAGCAACGGCAGGTGGTCTTAGTTGCGAATACGTTTGAGTACACATTGCCGTCGGATACCGTGGATGTTTTGTCTGCGGTAATACGTACCAATTCTGGTCAGTCTGATCAGCAAGATATTACGATTGATCGGATTGGTAGTGCAGAGTATTTGCACACGCCTAATAAATACACGCCTTCCCGTCCTGCACAGTTTTATGTGCAACGCACAGTGCCGGCAAAGTTGTTTTTGTATCCCGCGCCCGATGCAACGCAGCAGTACATCTTTCGCTACTACGGAATTCGCCGCATAGAAGAAACTGGTGCAGTTACCAATACGGCGGACATTTCTTTCCGCTTTTTGCCTTGTTTAACTGCAGGTTTGGCGTATTATTTAGCTGTTAAAAAAGCACCTGATCGCATTGCGATGCTTAAGCAGTTTTATGAAGAAGAGTTTGCGCGTGCAGCAGCAGAGGACAGAGAGCGGTCTAGTTATTTTGCAGTACCTACTTACACGGAGAGTTACTGATGGCGGGTTACACTTCTGGTAAGTTTGGGCTTGCTCTGTGTGATCAGTGTGGTCAGCAGTTTAAGCTCAATGAACTTAAAAAAGAGTGGACTGGATTTAAGGTCTGCGATGAGTGCTATGAGCCTAAACACCCTCAGCTTGAGCCTAAGCGCTCGCTCAATGAGCCACAGGCTTTGCTAGAGCCCCGTCCAGAAGCACGTTTAGGTGTTAGCGTTTTTGTAGGGGACGTTGGAGATTCTGCTTTTGCAAGTATTGGCATGCAGCCCATGCCCCCTGCAAGACCTTTAGTAGCTGGCGCTATGCTTGGAACAGTTACAACGAGCATCACATGAACTATTCTCAATTAAGCGCTGCTATTCAAGCGTATACCGAAAACACCGATACAGATTTTGTAGCGCAGATTCCTGTTTTTGTTAAACAAGCAGAGCAACGAATCAACAACAGTGTTCAAGTTGCTAATCTGCGCCAAAACGTAACAGGGTTTATGACCGCGGGCAACAAGTATGTAGATTGTCCATCAGATTTTCTTTCTACATATTCTTTAGCTTTGTACGCTGTGGCAACACCAACTGCAACAGGAACGGCTGCAGCTTTTACTGTTGTAGTGTCTAGTGCTACAGGCATCGTAGCAGGAATGTATGTTTCTGGAACCGGAATTGCAGTGGGTGCGGTGGTTTCTACGATTGTAGGAACAACAGTTACGCTCACAATTGCTAATACGGCAACTGTATCGGGCACTGTTACTTTTCAAGGCGATTACACTTATTTGCTTAATCGTGATGTGAACTTTATTCGTGAGGCATATCCAAATCCTTTGCAACGGGCTAAGCCAAAGCACTATGCTATTTTTGGACCTAATAGCGGCAATGAAAACGAGCTAGTGTTTATAGTTGGGCCTACCCCTGATGCTGCGTATGGCATGGAACTTCATTATTACTATTATCCCGAGTCTATTGTTACGGCAGGCACTTCATGGCTCGGCGACAACTTTGACACGGTGCTTTTGTATGGTTCGCTGGTCGAGGCGTACACCTACATGAAAGGCGAGGCCGACATGATGGCGCTTTACAACGGTAAATACCAAGAGGCGTTGGGATTGTTGAAGAATTTGGGCGATGCCAAACAACGTGGCGATGCTTATCAAGATGGTCAAGTTCGCTTGCCGGTGAGGTAATCAATGATTACAGCCGGACTAACCAATAGTTTTAAAGAGCAGCTTTTGTTGGCTGTGCATGACTTTAGTGTAGACACGATAAAGATTGCGCTGTATACGTCTTCTGCTACGCTAGATGAAACTATCACTGTATACACCACTTCTAATGAAATAACGGGGACAGCTTACACAGCAGGCGGAGAGATTCTTACAGGGGCTACGGTAATCCTGACGGGAAGCATTGCGTATGTGTCTTTTAGCAATCCTACTTGGAATGGCTCGTCCTTTACAACACGAGGGGCACTAATTTATAATTTTTCTAAAAGTAATAAATCCATAGGGGTGCTAAACTTTGGGTTAGATCAAACCACAGTAAATCAACAGTTTCAAATTCAATTCCCGCCTAACAATGCGGATAACGCGCTCATACGAATTAATTAAAGGAGTCATCATGACCATTGAAAAAACCAAAGCCACTGACACTGTTTTTAGTGGTCTGACCTGTAACACCAAAGCTGGTGAGGACGCAAAGGCGACCGGCGTATTTCACATTATTTGCCGAGACAAAGACGGCAATTTAAAATGGGAAGCTGAGTCTAAAAACTTAGTTGTCAATGCTGGACTGCAGTATATGGCGGGCACTGCTTTGACTTCAGTGGCTCAGACTACCTCGTGGTTTCTTGGTCTTTATGGCGCAGGCGCTTCAAATACACCTGCGGCAGGTGACACGATGGCTTCTCACGCTGGTTGGACAGAAAATACAACTTATAGCAATGCGACTCGCGTGGCTGCTACTTTTGTAACAGCAACCACTGCCAATCCTTCTGTAGTAACTAACTCGGCCTCCCCTGCTACGTTTAACATTAACGGCACAACAATTATTGGTGGTGCGTTTTTAACAAGCGGTAGTGTTAAAGGCGGTACAACAGGCACATTGTTCTCTGCGGCAGATTTTGGCGCACCGGGCGACCGTTCTGTGGTGAACAGCGATACATTAGCGGTAACTTACACATTCAGCTTGGCGGCTTAATATGGCAGCGTGGGGTGACGGCGCATGGGGCGACAGTGGTTGGGGCGGCTTTGTCGCTTACACCGGCTCTGTGGACGACACCGCCACCGCGACTGATGTAGTAATTGCAAGAATAGCGTACTCTTTAGCGGTCGCAGGAACTGGCTGGGGTGAAGGCGGATGGGGTGTTAGCTCATGGGGCGGCGAAGGGGAATCAGCCACTGCTTCAGATGCTGTAGTTTCTGCGGTTGTTTTGCAGGCAAGTGTAGTTGAGACCGCAACAGGGTCTGATGTAATTACTGCTTCGGGATCGTTTGCCGGAAGTGTAGACATAACCGAAACAAGCACTGGGTCAGATACAATTGTTTCTACCCCTGTGTATGCTGTAACAATAACCGAGGTGGCAACTGGTTCTGATGCAGTAGTAAGTATTGGTTCGTTTGCAAGCCCTGTAGATGAAAGCGCCACGATAGCAGATGTTACTGAGTCTACTTTTGCATTCCTTGTAGACATACAAGAAACAGCTACAGGATCAGATGCAGTTAATGGATTTTTTGTACAGGATGCGGCAGTTACTGAAAGCGCCACAGGATCAGATACAGTTACAGCAAATGTAGTTTTTGCAGCTTCTATCACGGAGGCGGCGGTAAGTACAGAAACTTTGATAGCAGCAGCGGCGTTTATTGCTTCTATCAATGAGTTGGCAACAGGTACAGATGGCTTGACTGCACGACCATTCTGGGATGTAATTGACAATACACAAACCGCTAACTGGGTTGCGGTTTCAACGGCATAGGGGTAAAAAATGGCATCAACATATTCAGCACTTAAAGTAGAGTTGCTTGAAACAGGGGCAAACTCAGGGACGTGGGGTAACCTTACCAATGCAAACCTTGGTGATGCGGTTCTTGGCGAAGCCATTACAGGCTCTGCCACAGTCAATTATTCATCAGCCGCAGATGTAACTTTAACTCTTACAGATTCAGCAACTTCTCAATCAGCCAGAAATTTACGTTTAAACATCACAGAAAGTGGCGCGGGCGTAG